GGCCATGTTTGCATAAGCAGACGGGTAGGTATCAAAGGTGCGTTTAGCCCACGCCTTACCAGAAGGGCATATCTTGCCCCCCGACTTAACCTTCCCGCCTTTCTTATAGTAGTGTCTCATCGCATCTTCGCTGGACGTACACCCTTACGAGCGATACCGGCACCGCGAACTTTTTGTGTAGTAGGCTTCTTACCGCCTTTAGCGCCACCTTTTGAAGACATCTTGGATTTCATGCCGCCTTTAGCGTAGCCCTTGGTCTTCATCATGCCGCCTTTGGCCTTGAACCCCATCTTGTTACGCACTTGCTTAGGTAGCTTTTTAAGACCCGTATTACCTTCTGGCGCGTCTTTCAACCCTCCAGCCATGTAACCTTTAGTCTTCATGCCACCCTTCGCCATGCCTTTGGCTTTCATCTTGCCACCAGCTTTCATACCTTTGGCTTTCATCTTAGATGTCATCTTGCCGCCAGCTTTCATGCCTTTGGCTTTCATCTTGGACTTCATCATGCCGCCTCCTGCTTTTTTAACTGCTTTCTTTTTTGGTGGACGCTTACCGTCGTTCTTGTCCATATAGTTCAGATACTGGCGTAAGCTCATACCCGTATTAGTTAACTGCTCTTTGGTAACATTAGCTTTTTTCTCAGCACCTTTGTAATCAATACCCACGTTACGACCACCCTTGCCTGTTACAGTAGGAGCGCCTTGAACACGAGTTTTACCTTGTTTAGCGTTCAAATAGTCGCGTAGGTTAGTAAACCCAGCATCCTTAATCATTTTTGGAGTTACAACAGCGGGTTTAGACTTTGCGGCCTTAGCAGCAGCTTTTTTCTGTTTATTTTCTTTGTCCACCAACTTTTTGTTCATAGCTGGGTTGTTGTATGCTCGACGGACGACTGTAGGCTTAACTTCTGCTTTCGGTGCTTTAGGTCGTTCAACTGCTGTTGTTGATTGCTTGTCAGCTTTTGGTGGGCGAGGAGTAGTTGCAGGGGGCTTCGTGGGCTTTGCAGCATCTTTTATTGGAGAGGTAACGCCTTGCGGTTTTCTCTTATTCCTTGCATCCTGTAAGTCATCCATACGAGTGTTGCGCGTGCGTCCTGCTCCACGACCTCGACCAGTAGCCCTTTTTACGGGTTTATCTTTCGTTCCCCTACCAAAACCAAAAAATGCCATAACTTACTCCGCGTATAAGTTGTTAAATATCTGATTGGTATCTAGCGTGTAGTCCAAATCAGACTTGCTGTAATGCACATACTGAGAAGGTCTAAAATCTGGTGCCCCCTCCCCTGTCTCAAACCATGCTGGATGAGTAACACGTACTCTATTGTTGGGCAGGGCTACTATGTTCCCTGTCCACTCGCCAGCATCTAAGAGTTCCATGACGTGACTCTGCTTATGTTGTGCGGGGTCGTCGCCTATTTCTGAATCTGTGTAGTCCACCGTAAACATGTACTTTGCTGGGTAAAACTCACCGTCTATCTTTGCCAGCCAAGGGCATGGTGTTGCCCTGTCAAGCACGTAAACAGCGTGCGTGCGAGAACTACAGTCCCAAGGCTGTGCCCCCCATACGTCCATAGGCACCGGCCACTCGTCATACGGAGTGTCACCGCATAACGCTGTTATAGGCATACGTGCCCACATAGCGCCGCCGTGTACGTTGGGTTCATTCTCGTCATCGTAAGTTTCTGCTCCAGTAAAAATTACCTGAAAACTCAAACACCTGCAGGGTATAGTCGTAACCGCGATAGCCATAGCGTGAATAAACTCGCCGTGGTACTTCTCATGGTTATGGGTATACTCCCGCCGCACCCAACACTTAAAGTGCGGGATGTTGCTTTGTAAATATGCCAATTTAGCATCTCCATCTTCTTCGCGCCTGTCGCAGCCTTGAGTTAGGGTCTTTCGCTGCTTTAGGGAATTTTTTCATTTGACCCGCTGAACGCGCACAGAAAGACTTTCTGCGTGTCGCTCGTTTGCCCGTAGGACTTTTCTCGGTAACCGCCGTCTGCAATTTGCTTCCGGGGTTCTGTCGTCTGTACTTCGCAACGCCTTTCTTTGTCATCCCAGCGCCAGATTTAGTGGGACGTTTATCCCCACTTTTCACAGACATGCCAGCCATACCACCCTTCTTAAATGAAGGGCAGCTATCAGCTTTCTTTTTGTAGTAGCTACGCAAGGTTATTAACCAAACTTCTTACGTAGATACATTACGACAGTGTAGGTATCACCACTGCTGGCTCCGACTGTGGTGAACTTTACGTCCCCCGTCTTGCCGGTTCCTGCATTGTTAACTAGCCCACCAAATATAGAGTAGTCGTGATCTCCGCTTTGGTTTTCACCTAACTCTATTGCCATAACATCTGTATCTGCATCAAACAAGATGCGGACTTTCATGCCTATGCACTGCCACCATATACGCTCTATATTAACGTCAGTACAAGACAACCCAGTGCGTGAATCTGCTTCTAACGCACTCACATCTATCTTGGTAACGGCAGACTCGCCAGTACCGTCAGAGATGTTTGTTAGTTTGATAGCCACATAAGATGGCCCATCAACTATTGTTTGAGAAGCTACTGCATCAGCCATGACTGCCTCCTAAGATGCGTCAGAAGAACTACTGATACCAAAGAACTTCAATACAATCACAGTGTCACCACCCGGATCACCAGACACAACAAGCTCTACTTCATCAGCAGTGGCTCCTGCAGCGGAGGTAGTTCCTCCAGACATGCCAAGAACACCGTTACAAGGGAAGAACCCTTTGAAGCCCGTGCTATTAACTGCCGCAGAGATACCGTCTACAAACCCGTCAGTATCGGCGTCTGTGCCAATGTCATTAAGAGTGACAGAGTTAGCTGCAGCGGTTGTAACAGCAACCGTTACACCCATAGGAATGAAGTTTACTGGGATTCCAATAGACCCTTCTTTTCCTGTGGTAGCACCGTCAGCAACAGTGATTGTGGTGGTGTAGGTTTGCAATGTCATGGTGCTTGTTACGCCACCAATGCTGCTATCTTTTGTGATTGCTTGAAACCCGTTTTCCGAACGGACGGGGCCGTTAAACGTAGTATTAGCCATATGGATCTCCTGTCGTGGCTAGTGTCAGATGCGGGATTGCACCTGTCAGGGATAGTTGTTTTATACAGTAGAAAAAGAAAAGGGGCAACATGTGCCCCCTTCTTATGTAGCGTTTTACGCTCCGGGTGATCCGAAAATCCCAAGTGGGTCGGATACGCCGAAAGAGTAGCGCTCGCGGGCTTTATATCGCGAGTTGCCCGTATCGAAGTCTGCATCCATAGATGTAGCCATCGGAGAACGAACAAAATGCTTCAAGCCATTCGGAATGTCAGTGGTCAAGAACCACGCATCCGTGTCAGTCAAGTAATGATTGATCGTGTAACCGCCCGATATAGAGCCATTGTTACGAATTGCGTTCAAATCATTATCTGCCGTGCCAGTTCTACCTTCTGTTTCTAACAAACGAGTTGCTACAAATTGAAGGTTAGTTGGTACGACCAACTTAACAGGTCGTGAAGCAATCAACAGTCCACGCTCATCAGTCCAACCAGCGATCTGAATGACAGCGGCTTCCAAAGAAGTCTCGTTCAAGTCAGCACCCGTTGAAGGTCTGTTTGAGTTGGTTCCGCCAGAAACTAGCGGGTGATCTGTTGCACAAAGCGTCTTGCCGTCACCGTAAGTGGTGCCTGCAGCAAACGCATTGTTAAGGATTGCAGCACCTTTCACCTGCTTGGTGTACGCCATAGCGCGTGCCAGAGCCTTCGTATAACGTGCAGAGAGCGAATCGTAGAGATTATCTTCAATTGCTTCCTCAGTGATCGAAAAGCCCATAGCCACGGTCTCGTGCGTATAACGAGCAGTGAATGCTTCCTGTGCGTTGTCATACTCAATCGCAGCACCTTCGTCCTTGACGGGTGCGGCGGAGAAACCTGACAACTTGGTTTCTTCTTCAAACGAACGATCAGAAGTCTCTTGTTCAAAGATTTCCGTATGCTCGTCTGTGTACTTAGCGTACTCCATGCCAAACAAAGCGTTAAGCCCCGGCAGGAGTTCTTTAAGTAATTGCGCTCTTGAAATAGCCATTTTACCTTACTCCCTATGTGCCAGTGGTGTTGCTAAATTGATGCCCTGCGTTCCACTTAACATACGCTTCCGTAAATCCGCCAGAAGAGTTCTTGGTTTCTTCAACCAAGGCAACAATGCGGAAAGGAAGTGTATTAGTAGAAGCAGACGTATCTGAAATAGCACCAGCGGAATTACCTGTTACGGAACTCCCAGTGTTGTCTACTCCAGCCACGTTAGCGCCAATGTCAGTGATAGCCAAGTCAGCAATCGTTGTACCAGAAGATACAACCGCGACCTTGAACAATACATCCGTAGCGTCACACACATATGCTTGAATATCTGAAGCAGCGGTGCTAGCTGGGTAGTTTTGTCGGAAAGTCACTTGAGACGTGCTTGGATCGGTGTAAGTAACACCCATAAAGACTCCAATAGGAGTCATGGCAGCGTCAAACGTATCACGCTCGACAGTGCCGCCAGCAACTAACTTAACAGCATCTCCGTAGAAAATACTCGTGCCATAGCCACTGGCTATACCGTATTGACGAGTAGTACCTACGTATGGAACACCACTAAGCAGCTTTACCGGCCTTAGCCCATAGGGGGCATCAACTGTTGGATAAGCCATGTTAACCTCTTAACAAAAATTTAGGTTCCTTTACCAAAATTGGTAACTTTTGTGCTGCGCTCGTTGAATAAAGGCATACGAGGGTCGTTTTCGCGCATGAGGTTGTTGTCTACAGATTGCATCTGTTGCCTAGCTTGAGTTTCGTAATGTTCGTTACGCTCCTCAACCATTTCTACTGGAGCTTTACAGAGCAACAGTCCGCCCTGAGTTATATTGCCTTCAAACCTTTCATTGTGGTCAGACAATATCTCTGGGTGGTCTTCTGCTTTTATAGGCTCCCAACCTTCACGTAATTTTGAGGAAACATTGCTAGCGTCTGTTATTCCCAGAGTGGAAAGACGTATCCAACGTGTTGTGTAGCCTGCTTCGACTTCAACATGAGGTAAGACTTCTGGTTTTACCCAGTGTCTTTTACGAGACTTAGTGTCCCGCGTGTCGTGGTCTCTCTTGATTCTGTTCTCAGCCATTATCAATTTCCTCTTTCTAATGCAGCCATTTGTTTGGCGTATTCTTGTGGAGTTATACCAAGACGTTTGGACAAAGCTACTTGTGTTGGCGTTAATGTAACCTTTTTTGGTTTAGTGCTCCGCGTAGCGGGTGCCACCACATTTGAACTTCGTTTTGCTGTCTGCTTGGGAACTTCCTCCTCAAATTGGTCTGGAAATACTTGTCGCATACGAACGTCAATGCGCTCGTAGTATTCATCACTTCGGGGGTCTACCCCATCGTTCACTAGCTTTTGATGCACACCTAAAGCAAAACTTTGCATTTCGGGGTCTGTATCAAACCAAGAGTTATTTGCTTTCCACTCTTCGGCTCTAGTGTCGCGGTAAACCTCTTGAGTATTCGTTGGTTCAGTGTCTTGTACAGGACTTTCTTCTTCCTGTAAAGCGGGTATTCTGAAGTTATTTAAGCGTTCTGACTTTAACTTAGCAGAAGTTAGACTTTCCTGTGCGTCGACAACCGCCTCAGAATTGCCTTCTTCGTAAGCAACCCTATACGCCTGTTTTGCAGACTCTATCTCAGAACTAGCATTCTTCTTTGCTTGTTCAAGCAAGGCTTCTTGGTTTTTAGCTACATTGCCTTTTAACTCCTTGTTTTCATCAACAAGTTTTTGCGCTAACCGTTCTAGCTCTTGGCGCTCACGTTCGGCTGCTTCTTTAGCTCGACGTTCATCATGGTAGCTTTTACTAAAATGCTTGAGGCGGTTCTGAACTTTCTTAGAGTAGTTCTCTAATTCTTCTTCAGTAACGTCACTGGGCGGTTCAGAAGGCTTGCGATTACGGTCTGCTACAGGAGTATCGTCGACGACCTCAATGTCAAATTCATCTTCTGCTTCCGGTTCAGCTTCAGCTTCAGCTTCGACCTCAATTTCAGCCTCTGTCTCTTTATAGTCTTCGGCTGTCTTTTTACCGGATAGGTCAATCTCCATTGCACCGGAGTCTTCCACTTCTACCACCAATTCTTGTTCTTCGTCATTAGGAAAATTAAATTCCACTTTTTGAAACGGCATAACTTACTCCTTATACTCTCTCTATACCACGAGGGTCTGGTACAACAGCTTCAATAGAGTCATCATTCATCAAACGATACTCTTTACCGCCTATTGAGAACCTAGTCCCTGTATTAGCACGGAACATTACATAGTCCCCTTGCTTGCACCACGGGCCAGTAGGGAATCGTTCTGCGTCAGAGTAGGCTTGTCCGCCCATATCCAACACAAGCCCGATAATCGACATGACTTGTTCATGGTTTTTTGTGTTTACAGATTTAAGTAAGTCAGTGCCATCAAACGTCTCTTCAACGTGTGGCATAGCAATCAACACTCTGTACCCCACAGGCACGGGTATCTGAGCCTCAAACTCTTCTTCAGTAACAGTTGCTTGTGCAATGTCAGTCATCTCCATACTCCAAATTGCGCGAGAGGTCTTCTACATAGCCCAGACAGGTTTCGAGACCCCGAATTAAACCTGTGGTTTCCTTATACATGGAGAAATCTTTTGCTCCCCCGCTGCTCAGAAATTGTAGTGCAGAGTCCTTATCGGACTCGATTTTTTCTTTTAGCACGTCAAAGACGGTTTTAGCCATTATTGGCCTCTGTTGTTATTGGAATCTTTCATTGCTTTAAGCAAGTCAACATCTGCTTTTGCGTTGTTTTTACGTCGTTCAGCGGCCATCTTTACGCCGTCTTTCTTAGCTTCTAGCACTAACTCTTGTTCTTTAAGAGCTAGCTCGGCCTGATCTATCTGCGCGTCTTGCATCTGGTCACGAGCTTTTAGTTCTAACTCTGCTTGCTTGACCTGCGCATCCATCTGATCTTTGGCTGTCTTACGCTGCACTTCTTGCTGCTTGATCTGTAGCTCGGCTTGTTGCATCTGAATAACAGGATCTTGAGCTTTCTGCTGCGCTTGCTGCTGTGCGGCCTGCTGCTGGTGTTGCTGAGTGAGCTGCTTGCCTGCATCTGCTACCAGCCTCGCCAAGTTTACCTCCACCTGCTCTGGCAACTGCTCGCCCGGAGGTGGTAGCGGTGCGCCTAGCTTCTCTTCTACCTGCTTGCGGTAACGGAAGCCAAGGTGTTCTGCAATATGCGCCTGTAGCGCAGCCATAATCGGCTTCGCTTGGGGGTTTTGCCCGATAGCCTGCATAATCATTGGGTCTTGCATAAACGCCATGTGAGCGGCTATATGAGCCTCGTGATCTTGGTATATAAACGCTTTCAGCGGCTTGCCAACAAGCGCATCCATATTTTCGCTGACCGGATCGGTCGGTTTTGCGTCGTCCTCTGTAGGAACAAGTTTGTCCGCGTTCTTGACGCCCAATACTTCGATCATCTGTCTGTGCAACTGGGGCAAGTCGTATATCTGAGGCGCAGACTGTGACATCTGTAGCACCGCCTGATACTGAACTACACGCTGGGCCATCGTAGAACTATTCGGATCACTGACAGGGATCACGTCCACCATCATGTAGTCCGCTACACGAGCGGATACCGCGCCTCGGTACGGCTGGTAATCGTACTGCTCTGGTGCATTCTCAGCCATGATCGCTTTGAGCATCTTAAACTCTTGCTTCATGGCGTAGTGAACACGCGCCTGTACCGCCGCCATCGGCTTCAAGGTACGTTCTAGAAGCGCCAGAGTAGTTCCCACAGGAGCGTTTGCTGACATGTCCGAAATGTTCATGTCGCTGATAGCACCCAGCCTACGACCTTCTGTGGTGATCTGGTTGAGTAAAGCTAATAGGGTCTGGCTTGGCTCCTTGTAAGGGAGCGGCATGATGTTGTCACGGATGCTGCCTGACGGCACATCTACATCCTTGAACTCTCCCGGTTCTATAGGAGTGTCATCACCTTTGATACGTAGCCCGCGAGACTTGAGACCTCCGGGCAGGTTAGACAGCGTACCGGCATCTACAAGCTGCCGTATAATAGAAGTACCTGCTTTAGCGTACCCACCGATTATGTGAATCAGCCCTAGCCCGTAAAAGCCAAATCCGGGCACGTATACATAATGTACGAAGTGCTGACGCTTCAGCATCAGCTCATCTTCTTCACTCCAGTTACGGCGAATACCCAAAACTTTGTTGTTGCCGCGCTCTAGCGTCACGACGTAGGGCTTTGCTATCTGATCTTCTTCATCGCCATCTTCTTCGTCCACACCTTCTATAACTAAATCAGCGTGTATCTCATATAGTGTGAAGCGGTCATCGTCAGTAAGTGAATAGCCACCCTCTTCAGCCTTACGCTCTTCTATATCTGTGTGATACGGCGTTGGATCGCCTAGTTCTACGTCCTTGTAAAACCCTACAGACTGTAACTTCTTCAGCTCGTTCTTAGTCTTACGCATGATGTGCGTAACACGTTCTGCACTTTCTACATGCGATGCGCCGTATGGCACTACCACATCTTCTGCTGGTATGTATACAGCCGTTTGACGCCCTATGTTTGGATCAAAATACACCTTCTTAAACGCGCTGCCAGCCAAGCCAAGGCTGTATAACAGGCGTTCATGTTCGGGCCTGTACTCCACCATGCGCTCAGTAAGCTCGTAGTTCATATCGGCTTTTACGCGCTGTGCAGCTTCTTCCTTATCCTTAGTTTCTTCTCCAAGGACTTTTACCTTTACAGGGCCAGCGGCGGGAAACGTCTCAGACATAGTTTCCGCTTGGAACCGTATGGCCGCTTCAGCAAGAACTGTAGAGTACACACCGCACGCGCCTTCCCACGGCTCAGTGCGCTCTTCGTATTTGAAGCCCAGCACATCCAGACCCTTGACGAATGTGTCGGCCCAATCTTTGCGGCTGGCTATATCTGAGTCTACAAGCCCAACAAGTTCTTCAGCTAAGGCAATGAGGTCGCTGTCCTCCATCGCGTCTGCGATGTTGTCCCCAAAGTCAATGACATCTGTTTCGTCACCGCCGGGGATCAGTGTGATCTCCATGCTGCCATCGTCCAGAGTCACCGCGTCTGGGTTGACAATCTCAATCTCAAGCGCACTTTCTTCTACAGCTTCTGCTTCGATGCCTTCGGGGGCAGCGTACAATCCTTTTTCCATAGCCATAATAAATCTCTAGTAGTAGCCGCTTCCGCGCCTTTTGAAATACCGTTGTTCTTCAGGCTCGTCCGTAGGTAATCTAATAAACCCACCCTGCCTAAATCTCATCAGCGCCATAACTGTCGAGTCAACCAAATCATCATGGCTCATAAACGGAAATCCAGCAATCTCCTCTATAACCTCTTCTGCCCACCGCGTAGGAGGCACCCAACATATCCCACTTGCTACAATATCAGATACTGAGTTCAAGCGAGCTAGCTTATCACCTGACCCTCTGTGGGGGGTATACTCTGACACAGGCAACCCCATACGTCTCATCTCTTGGTACAGCGCGGTGCCCGATGACTTCTTCTCCACTATAAACGCATCTGGCTCCCACTCAGCATACTCCTCCATCGCCATCTCTTTTAGCTCTGGAAACTCCATCCGCTGCTTTATGCTGTTCAGCAGGATGATGTTGTACGCATCGGTCTCTTCATACAGGAACACACCCCACGTAGTAAGTGCGGTGAAATCGGCGCGGTTGTGTTTTTCTGCCGCTGCGTCTAGCGACATAATTATGTACTCACACTGAGGCGGTTTCTCTTGCTCCCAGATCTGCCACCACTCGCGTTTGACCAGTGCCGCCTCTTCTGCGGTGGGTTCTTGCTGATACTGCGCATTCCACTGGAATGTAGGCATGGACGCTTTGGTTCTGAGCAGTGCTTCTAGGTCAAAAAACTCAGGCCAGAGTGGTTTCTCCACTATATCGTCTGTTTCTTCGTCTTCTACTTCTAATATGGCGGGAAATTCGACCACTTCGTACTCATCTGCCCGCTCATTCTGCGCCATATCGCGTGTAACACGTCCAGTGAGGTCATCCATGTGCCATCTTGTCTGTATTATTGCAACACGGCCCCCCGGCATGAGACGAGTACGCGCTCCAAAGGTAAACCACTCGTAGGCTTTCTCAAATACAGAGAAATTACCGTTAATTACGTCCTGTTCTGAGTGCGGATCGTCCACCAACAGCAAATCTGCACCACGACCAGCCAGTGCAGAGCCAATACCACAGGCGTAATACTCACCACCTGTGTTTGTATTCCACCTACCGGCTGATTTTGAGTCACTTGCAAGCTGTACTGTAGAAAAAATAGCCTGATATTCGTCCGTAGAGATCAAATTTCGTACTTTTCGACCAAAATCCACCGCTAAGTCGGTGGTATGAGACACCATCATCACCTTTTTGCCCGGATTTCTACCTAAAAACCACGCTGGGAAGAAAATAGACACGAGTTGAGACTTACCGTGACGTGGTGGGATGTTCACACAGATGCGATCTTTGTCCCCCTGCTCAATTGACATGAGCAAATCAGCCAAAATGCGGTGATGTTTGCCAACAATGTAATCTGGCTGCATCCTTTTGCAAAATTCTATGAGGTCATCGAAGGCTTCTTGGTTTGTTTTGCGTACCGCTAGCTCATCGACAATGCGGTTTATCTCTATAACCTCTTTATCTGAGAAAGAATCTAGGTTATCCAGCATGTGCTGAACTTCTTCCTCAGTGAAATCGGGAACGGCCTCAAGCATCTGTGTACTCTGCGTCCTCTATCACACCCTCATCCGGGTTCACCAGCTTCTCCAACTTACTACGTAACTTGTTACGCAGATCATCCGTAGATTGGTGTGTGACAGTGACTTCTGACTTCTCTGCAAACAACCCTACGTCTGAGATCTTACCTAGAAGCTCCAATGCACGGATGCGTATACGTGGGTCAGCATTCTCTGACTCCAACAGGAGCTTATTTGTGACTAGGTGTCGGATCTCGACGGCACTTTCTGCGACAGCGTGCCCGAATTCTTGGAGTATGTTGTTTGTAAGTACGAGTGAGGCAGGTGTAAGCGCCGCTGTCTTCCGCGTGCTAGCGACTTTAGAAGTTTTTTCCGGGTCGTCCGCGTAAGCGACAGCAAGTTTTGCCGCCACATCTTCATCTTCCTTGGTAGGTTCAATATCTAGCCCGTGTTCTGCAAGTTTCTGCGCCGTATTGCACGCCGCTGCCGCTCTCTCTTTGAGATCGACAAGAGATATGTCATCAGAATAAGGAACGCCGATTTCGGGTTCTATTAGTAACGTCATAAATTGTATGCAGACTCAGGGGTCGTTGGCGGGAATATACACAAAAAATTTTTATAGGTACAGGGACTTAAATTTTTGGGGTGGGGGGTGTTCCTGTGTATAGGTATTTAGGGAACGGCCTCAAAAAAGTGCTCCATTTTCGTAGAAATACGATTTATTTGAGTAAATTAGTAATACATAGGCAGTGCGGAGTCACAAGTCGTGCGCGGGGTCATAGGGGGGCGGTGCCCTTTTTTTGTGTAGGAATCCTACACTGATCTGCTGGCCTAGGAAAAAACTTGCCTGTAACACGTTATAGCGTAGTATTTATCAGGTCGGTTATCCGACGTAACTTAAACAAAACAGGAGACACAACGTGTCAAACGAAAAGAAAGTAATTGATCTCAAGCCAACAACATTCGACGCGATCTATGAGCGCACTACTAGTTACTTTGAATCGGACTATGCGAAGCGCGATCACCTCGCCTATTTGCTAGGCATGGCATGGTCTGAAAAGTCTATGCGATACGTGCGAGCGGATCACTCGCCAATGATCCGAGTCGAGGATTTGGCCGCGAAAACGGCGAATCCGCAAAAATACGAGGCGCTGCGCCTTGGCTATATCAACGCGAATAGCAATCGACTAGGCAATACCGCATTCGCGGATTTGTCCTTGCGCGAGATTTCGGCAATGACTCGCGACGACGTTAAGGAGCACAAATCAATTCTGGCCGACGGCAACAAGAAACCGCAGACAAAGGCGCAAATTGCTAGAGTTAAACGGTTTACCGATGCCCAAGCCAGCGCACGCAATAAGATCAGTTCTGGCATGGCGGATATGCGCGATACCGCAAACGTGATACTTGCCAAGCCATCACGCAAATCGGAATCGGCGAAATCCAAAGCGCCTACGCTCCCGCAGCCAGACACCGCGTCGGGTACTGATAGCACTACACGTAACGTCGTTGACGTTGAGATCGAATCGGGTACGGCGACGGAAGCGAAAGGATCGGTAGTGCCGTTCGCGATACAGCATCCGATACTGATCGAAGTGGTAAATAAACTCGCGCAGTTTGACATAGGCCAGCAGGCGGTAGTCGCCGAGAGTGATACCTTGCAAGCATTACTTGACGGATTGAATCGCGCTCTCAAGGCGAACCACAAAACCAAAAAGTAACCAACCCACCAACCCAGAGAGATCCCCGCTTCGGCGGGGATTTTTTTGTTTCTACGAAACCAGTTCCTAGATTAGATGTGCGCCTGAGCACAGAGCAGCGGTGCACAGCACACGTTGCGTGTAGGATTCCTACACAAAACCGGAAACCAGTTCCTAGATTAGAGGTGCGGGTAATGTTCGATTCTAATGTTCGGTAATGTTCGGTAATGTTCGTGTAATGTTCGTTTTTTTAAGGGCAAAAACGTACATTAGTTTGGTGGTATTTGAGGGTATCTGAAAGTATCTGAGGTTTCCCCAGCATAGGATAAGACCTATATATATGTAATGTTCGTTTTTTCTATATATATATATATACGGGGAGATTTTTACTGCTAAAAATAGAGGGAAAAAGAGAATGTTCGCTTCTCTTTTGCGATCTCCAACACCCATTCAATTCTGTAAAAAAGCGAACATTAGAACATTACTTACTTTTCAAGGACTTACAAACCTACGCGAACGAACATTAACGTACATTACCGTACATTACGCTCCCTACCACCAAACAACACCAACTACCACCACACGCTTGACATAACACGTTATATGTGAGATACTATATCTGTCGGTTGGGAGACCCACACCGACACCAACTTTGTGTAGGAATCCTACACACAACACTAAACAAAACGGAGACAGCAATGTCAGATGTAGAGATGCAAGCGCTGCTAATCGCGCAGTCAGAAGTTCTTAGTCTTATTGAGTCGCACATAGCCCTGTGTGAGTCACGCGAACCACGTTTCGGGCCTGAGTCAGAGTCATTTACCAAAGACAAGCGTCAACACTTGGTAACCATTTACAACGACCTCGCTGGTAAGTGGGGTTTCGGAGCAACCGAGCTGGGGGACAGCAATGCGTAAGTTATTTTTAGTCTTGTTCTCATTACTTAAGTTCTTGACCTTTAGTTTGGCTGGTGCAGTTCTAATTACTGGCGGCACCTACACAACGTGGAGCTATTACGCTTCGGACTTACCGACTCACTGGGTGTTCAGTTTCTGTGGCCCACTAATGGTCGTTGCCGGTATCGGAATGATTACAACCATGACCGTAATTCTTAATGAGGATATTCGTAATGCGTAAGATAGAAAAAGCAGTAGTCGGCGCGTTCGTCAACGGACAACCCGCTTACATGGGCAACACCGCGTCCACACCCAACCCACACACTCACGACCTCGACTTGCTACTACACGGCAACCGCATTGCCACTATGTCGAATCGGGATGGTGTTAAGAAGTTATGGGTAAGTAATGCTGGTTGGTCGTCGCGCACCACACAGTCACGGCTCAACGCGCTGTTCAGTCTGTTAAACATGCCAGACCGTGTGTACATAAAAGGTGGCGTTCAGTACCTAGATTCTTCGCGCCATAACACCATCAACCTGTCGGCACTACGTAAGAGCGCGGTGCTTGTGTATGAGAGATTTCCAGCAAATCGGTGTCGCGATTACTTCATCAACAGTTCACTAACTACTCACTAAGCAAAAACGGAGGTTCCTATGGAACAAGTAAGCAACATTCAACAACTGGCGGTAGCGCCAACCATCGACCCACAGAGCATCGCTTCCAGTGCGGTCAAGATCAAGCTGAGTATCGGCGAATTCCGTACCAACAAAAAGGACAAGCAAGTAGCGGCTCAAGCTGCTCGCGCTAACGGTGCCAAGGTATCAGCACTCACTGCTCGCAAGGACATACTTGCTGACTGCATTGAGTATCACAACTTAAAAAACTGGATCGCAGCGGTGCCACGCAAGGACTTTGCAGCGGCTACGGCACCTTGGGAGGATGGTGGCTGGCGGCTCGTTACCACATTACGTCTTCTGAACAACCTGCTACCCATGCTGGGTGACTACGAGAACGAGTACAACAGCCTGCTCAACACATTCATTGAGTCATATGACTTCGCGGTATCTGAGCACCTGTCCACGCTGGGCGGTATGTATGACCGCACGCTGTACCCGTCCAAGGAAGTGGTACGTTCCAAGTATCGTTGGGAAGTAATCACTGCGCCGATTCCACAGGCTAGTCACTATGTGCTGGATCTTGAGAGCGAGGCACAGGATGCACTCAAGCAACAGTTCCAGCAGCACTTCGACCACACAATACAAGCAGCGGTTGGTGATGTGTGGAACAGATTACGTGACAACCTGACTGTGTTGGTACGGCAGCTTGCACCCAAGGATGAGGTCGATGCACAGGGCAACCAGAAGTACGGCAGGATGCACAGCAGCGTATTCGACACGGCCAAGGATCTGATTGGTCTCATGCGCGACTTCAACCTGACCAACGACACGCAGATGATTGCAGTGGCTGACCAGCTAGAGAGTGCGCTCTATGGCATGAACACTGAGATCATCAAGAACAGCGAGAACCTACGGGTTCAAAAGCACACCGAACTTCAAGGAATCTTGGCTGGCCTACCATCACTTGATGTGTAAGCTGTCTAGGTACTTTGACATAACACGTAGTATCCTGTATAATGTCTACATGATGTGGGATACTACTATCTACAACCAACCGACCGAATGTGTAGGATTCCTACACCAAACACTAAACAAAACGGAGATCTTTAATTATGGCTGAGAAAAAGAAACAGCAGTACATCATGGTGATGATACGCAACACCGATATGGTGCCGCTGGGCGAATGGGGTATGACAGTTTCCTATTCAATCGACTATCTCGGAGTGGTGGAAGCAATGCGTAAGGCGCAGGAGTTCATAGAAGAAAACAGTCGCCTATACAAAAACATTGCCTACAAACTACAAGGGGGCGAGTGGTAGCCCCACCCCCAAACCAAACACTAAACAAAACGGAGAACAAGCCATGAGCTTATCAACAAGAC